TCTCCAAGTACGAGTGTTGATGCTATCTTGACCTACAATATTTTCAACGTTACCATTGTCATCAATAGTTATAGTAGCGTGGGAGCTATTCATGTCAGTGTTGCTATAGCATCTAACTGTGTAATTCCCTGTAGGAAGGCTAATAGGGACAGTACCTGATCCAATACTGGAGCCGCAATAGACGTTAAAAGTGTGCTCGTCTCGTTTCATTCCATCTTCACCGCCATACACAACCCCATCAAACATACCCTCAGGCTTGCCAGCATCAATAGAACCTCCACCACTGGTTGTTGCATCGCCAGTGATATAAGTCACAGGAGCAAGAACTGCAGCACCTGTAATCGCACTAGTCTCTGGCGTATAAGTAACATCGCCGCCAACTCCCGCACCATCTGGTGGGGTTAATACAGACGGCTGGTTAATCTCTGCGCCATTGTCGGCTTCAATAACGTTTGATTCGCGGGTGGGCGACTCATCTCTAGTTACTGAATCCTCTGCTTTCTTAAACAGCGAGATTGTCTTGGTTGCATCCTCTTGTGTGATTACATAAGGGGTCGGCGTCAGCGTGATTGGGTCAATTAGATCATCACCAACGCGCCACTGATAGCTGTAGACATATTCACCTGAACCGCCGGTTGCAACTGGGTCATTATTGACAGTCAACGTGGCGCCAATTAATCCAGCTTGGCTTTCATTTGACTGAATTGTCAGAGTGTCTGGAAGCTCAATAGCAGTTAATTCAACGGGGCCAATTTCATTGGATGGCTCGGAAGTGACTGTATTGCTGCGATCATCAATGAAAGACTGCTGCAAGGTAATTGTCTTGCCAGCATCTGCGGCCTCAATCGCATAAGTAGAACCGGTCGATCCGGTTGCAACGCCATCAGCTAACCAGGCATTACCAGAGAGAACTATATTCTCACCCTTGATGACTGTTGCAGGAGTGTCAATGTAAATCGTGTCTCCTGGATTCGGCGTGCCACCACCTGTGATGTCAATGACAGGGCGGGTCTTGTTTTCAGGCGGTTCGTAGCTGTCAGCAACCGCAAAGCTTGAATCACGCTCATAATCTTTGACGCCATCGTTGACGGTGGCAGTGACGGTATAGGTGCCTTCAACATCAGCCAAAATCGTTTCGCCGGTCCCAGTCTTGGCGCCGGTCCATGCGTAAGTCGCTGTCAACGGAGCACCCTCGGCGGTAACACCATCACCACCAATGGCCGTCAGTGTGGACCCGATTTCGCTGCCATTACTGGACTGAATACTGACGGGGAACTGCAAAGTTGTTCCGCCGCCACTGCCTTGGACTTGACTCCAAATTCCATCACAAAACAGCCAAAGTTTGGCGGGGCATTCATCCGTATCAATCCAGACGTAGCCGTCTTCTGGATCTGCCGGTGCGTTGGGGCCGATGCTTAGTGGCTTGTTTTGGATATATGCAGGACTGGTTGCATCACTAACGTTCCAATCAGATTGGGTCTGCTGAATGGCTACCCAATCTGTGCCGTTCCAATACAGCAGAACGTTTAGATCAGTATCGAAAAATAGATCGCCGGGGCTTGGAGAATCGGGCCGGTCGCTTCCACCGCCTTCAGGAACATTGCCTTCAATTCCGCCTAATTCAAAAACGTTGCCGTTGGTATCTTTCGTATAAAGCTTGCGATCAGCAAGGTTGATCGCCAACTCAGCAGAGGCCAAAGACGTAGCGTCAGGAACTTTGCCCTGAACCGACGAACTTTTGATTTTGATTGTGGTGGCCATAACGCTATCCAGCGGAGCTAACGCTCATTCGAGCGGTAGGGCCATCCTAAGACCTAGTCGAGTTAAGTTTTAAAAGTCGCCACCTTCAATAACCTGATCGTTAACCCACATTCCTGAACTGCCGTCATAGGCAAGCCTTTGACCTCCTGCTAATGGAGTACCACCGGGGTCAGCAATGGTGACATCAAGCAGGTCGTTCAAATACTGCGTAGATCCGCCACCGCCACCACCGCTAGCAGAGGCGTCAATCTGAATCCAGCCTTGCTGTTCGCTAACGCAAAGGATCCAATCGCCAGGATCGAAACTCTTACCTGCAATATCAAGCTGATCCATTGCGTTGCCGCCAACCTGACAAACGAGATAGCCGCCACTCAGTAATTCGCTGGCTACAGGTACTGAACCGCCAGCGGTTAATCCAGCCGATTGGCCAAAGTCCGTGACCACGCCGACGGTATTTGTTGCGGCGTCAAACGTGCCCATCCACCGCAGGTTGTTGGCCTGGAGCGCACCAAAGCCAATTGGCAGCCATTGGTTTCCGGCTGAACCTCGGGCATAGATCCGTAGTTGGGCCGTACTTGGTTGGTACCAAAGCTGGCCAAGGAATTCAGCAACGCCAGGGTTGCCTTCTTGCATGTACGACGTGGCGTAATCAGCCAGCGTTTCTTTTTCGACCGCACCATCGGCAATGCTCCCAGGTTGAACTTGGCCTGAAGTGATCTGGCTGTAATCCAGGTCGCCAATGTCTGCGGGGCTAAGGCTTGAGAAGCCTTGTTCGACTAACCCGTTGGCTTTGACCTGGACTTTTACATACGTTCCAGGGCCAGGGCTGACCGTATTGCTGATCGTTAATTCGCCTGATCCGTTGACACTGAGATCCTCTCCAGGAAGAACAACACCCAGATTTGTGTCAGTGGCAATGGGCAGGTCTGCCCCTTCAATTGGACCGCCGCCAGTGACTAAACCCTTGCTGTCATAAGTAACGACGCTGCGAGTTGTCTGCTCAGGAACGACGTTGTCAATCGTTAATGAACCTGTTCCGTCAACAGTCAGGCCAAGCCCTGGTGCGATTACACCGGGGTCAACATCTGTCGCAACCGGCAGGTCGCCACTAACAATTTGGCGCTGTTCAATTGATCCACCGTTACCAGTCGGACCCGCAACAAATGCTCGGGGTTCATCGGTAATGCCGTATGCAGCCGCAATACCTACCTCATCGCCGGACTGATACGTGCCAAGAATGATGTTTCTCTCGTCGTAGTCAACAACGACGCTGTTGACGCTATTGGCTGCCTTATACCCAACCCACGCCGCACCGTTCCAGACATACGCATAGCCGGTAGTTGTATTGAGAAGCGCCTGCCCTACAAATTCACCAGCCGCTGGCGCTGTTGGATCAACAATCCAAGTGCTTTCATCGCCAAGCTTTTCTGCGGTGACTGCGCCGTCTTCAATGTTGTCCGTCTTGACTTCGATCGTGACGGTCGACAGGTCGATCTTCTCTCCGTCGATCGAGCTGTTAGGCAGCTTGCTAATAGCGCCTAGGACATAGTTTTCAGCGGTAATTTTCTTGGTCTCTGCTGCTCCCAAGGAGACAACAGCAATCACATCTCTGGCGGAAAGCGAAGACTGGGACAGCTCTGGCAGCCCCGTAATAGAACTAGCAGGCATAGCCTAAGAAGCTTTGACGATGCTCCTAGTCTATGCTCTGCTCCAGAAAGATTTCTGAGTTGTCTTCCTGCAGTAGGAAGCCCAAATCTTCTTTAAGTAGTTCATAGGCCGGGGTGCCGACCCCGAACTTGAACGGGCCGGTTGTGACAAACCGGATTGATGAACGAATAATTGCTGAGGTCTGAACTTGGAAGCTCGCGCCTGTAATAACGCATTGCGCCTCTTGCCAGACCGATGGCAACTCTGGATCCTCTGACCGGTTGAGAAAGAAGGTTCCTACAAAGTCAGCTCCATAAGTCACCCGTTGCGCTAACTCCAATAAGTAGTGGGCAACGTCCGTCACACACTCGGCGTCTTTGGCGCACAACTTGTAAAAGCTGTAATCCCACAAGCACTCAAGCTCACCTTGACCGCTGATCAACCCTCGCGTGTAGTTATCGCGAAATTCCGTTCCTAGTCCCGTGCAATCAACCGCCTCTCGCTCAGTAGTGAACTGATAGCTAGTTACATTTGCCAGGCACGTAGCGGGGCCTGCTGCGGGTATGACTTGAACGTTTTGATTGGTGCTAGGTAGGACCAGTGGATACCGTGCGGGCTTGTTGTTATTGATTGCGTCTTCGAAGCTGGGGTAGGCCGCAATATTCCCTACGGGGTCAACGTTTGCATAGAACTCAACAACACTGACATCCGGCAGGTTGGCAAACAGAACTAAGGGAACATCAACTGCGTTGCCGTCACCATCGGTGGTCTGGATTCTTACGCGATCACCAGTGATAAACGGCGATAGCTCTCCATCTCCTCGCGGGCCCAGCACCGTGTCAAACGGATGGGCAAAACGATCAACCTCTTCATGGACCATCTCGGGAATTAAAACCCCGCTGATTGGGTCGTCTCCATCAACGAACCGACGAATCTCGATACCGCCTGCGTCACCTAGATAGACCGTCATGCTTCAACCTTTTGTGGAGCTCCAACAACTTGGAACGACATGGTCCCACTCGTAACCTCGCCTACTCCAACCGAAATAGATAGCTCTGTAATCACTGCACGTAATTGGATGTAGTAACCCCGCGCAGTTGGGTTGTCCGCCTGCGCTGTGTTGTCAGCCATATACAGCTTGAACCCAAGTGTCTTGGGACGCTCAGCTTCGCCGGTCTTGTTGAAGGTATCTGGGTCGCCATCATCGTCTGGCAGCCGAGTCTCGAAGTTGCGTCTGATCAGAGAAGACAAGCCAGGGTCTCGCTCGTTATTGGGAAAGTAGTAAAACGAGGCCGACCCGGTGTAGTTCCTAAGTCCTGGAACGTAAGTGCGATCAGTGTCCTGTAACGACGTTGTCTCTAACGCCTGCGTCGATAACGAAAGCGACCAACTTCTTACCTTGGCTAACGGCAGGTCGTAGTTATTTGCGTTGTTCTCATCGTCAGCCCATAAGGAGCCTTGTGAGCCGGAGAGATACGCCATTAATCTCGGGTGACTCCAACAAGCGTGACCGTCACATCAGAATAGCCGGGGTAGACATTCGTCATCTGAGGCGCTTCCTTATAGCGCCAGATCACTGCAGAATCCTCCAGGTCCGGGCTCAAGTATTTCGTTTCTGGCGGAACAGACGTGGCGTCCCAACCTGCCTTGGCTTTTGACTGCGGATCTTCAAATACAAAGGATTGATAGATCCCTTTCATCTCAGCAAAGTGATCAAAGAATTCTTTGGCCTTGTTGTCAGAAATATTTCTGTAGGTCAGTGAGAGTTCAGCACCTACCTGCTGGTCGCCATACAAAATGCGGGTCTCAGACCCGCTCATGCTTCTAAAAGACTCGACGGCCCATGTCCCGGCCTTAAATGTGCGCGATGTGGGGACTTCAGTTTCTGGAAAAGGCATCAGTCCCTATAGAAGAAACGACCGGTGTTGTCTTCACTGAAGTCTAAGACATCCTTTGCGATCAAACTTTCGCCCTCGCTGTTGGTGGGGAAGTGGCTAGCAGTGATGTCGACCAAACCATCCTCATCGATGGTTACCTCTTCAATCAAATAAGTGTTTGCCACTGAATCAGGGATTAAGGAGCTAAAAACAGATCCCCAATAAACCTCATTGGTCACGCGCCCATCTTTGTATTCAATGGTTACTCGCTCGACATCCTCGGAATTTTTGCGATACATCAGGACTTCGCTTTGCCCGTCCGGTATCTCATAGTCACTCAAAACAGAACCATCCTCAGCAATTACCCCAATGCTTCTTGGAACTGTTGGAGCCTCAGGGACGTTGATTTCAATGTATGAGCCTGGCGCAATTGAAATGCCGTAAGGCGTTGTCTTGAAATTAATCCGATGCGTGATGCGTTGCCGCTGCGCAAGGATATAGCGACCGATCATCATTGCCTGCCTCTTGTTTGATACCCACTCACTGAGATCAAAGGTTTGCTGAGTCCCCCGAGCTGGATCACTGACAAAAGACATGGCCGGGTCTCTAGGACCATCACCTGGCCAATCCTGGCGGTAACGAACAAGCTGTGAATCAAGCCTGCCCTGGCTGTCAACTTCAGCACTACGCCAAATCATGACGGCCCGAATCGGCATACGCTCTGAAACGTCGGTGTAGCTTGCGGTATAACTCCCCTCGATAATGTTGCCGAGGCTAAAGTAATGAGAAATCGTTACCGGCTTTGTATCGCTTATCTCAAACGTGTTGTTATCAAATGGCAACGCCGGAGCTAACGCAAGTTTGCCATTGGCAATACTAAAGTTCACCAAGTTCATCGAAGACTGGCTAGATAAAAACTGACGAACATTGACTTTGTCGGATATTGCACCATCAATGAAAATCTTGTTGGCGTTGCAATACTTGGACGCAATTACAAAGCTTTCGGTATCAACCCAGCTTGAATCAGCCAACGCCCCTAAGCCCGCTGTTTCATTAGTCAGAAGCCAATAGGCAAGATCAGGGAACAAGTTGGATGGACCTGTTTGGTCGCCAAAGGCAAGCCGAGAAACAGGCACTCCAT